ACTTCATTCCGTTCAGGCATCTGGATGAAGATTGCCAAATTGAAATCATGAAAGAGGAACTAGACCGTGCATACAACTGAAAAAATATTGGAGCTGTTGGCTCTTAACGTCAACGAACACACCGAGAAGAAAGCCAATCTTACGTATTTATCTTGGGCTTGGGCTTGGGCAGAAGCACTCAAGGCTGACCAAGATGCACATTACCAAGTGCAAACATGGTCAACCCCCGGTGGTGAAAAGTGCTTTATGGATATCAACGGTACAGCAATGGTCTGGGTGACGGTCACCATGTTTGGCAAGCCAATTACTTGCCAACTGCCTGTAATGGATCACCGCAACAAGGCTATTGCCAACCCTGATGCCTTTGCAGTTAACACGGCAATCATGCGTTGTATGACCAAAGGTCTGTCTTTGCATGGCCTGGGACTCTATATTTACGCTGGTGAGGATCTGCCAGAAATGGATACAGGACTCATTGACAACGTAGCTCAAGCTATTCGTGATGCTTATGCAAAGCAAGACGAAGCAGGAATGTACGGTGAATGGGAAGCCATCACCGACAACGATGTTCGGACAGCAGTGTGGCAAGCACTGAAGCCCGACAGCCAAGTACGCTCTGCTATCAAAGCGTATAAATCAAAACTCGACGAAAGCAAATAATGTTTATCTCCATTGAACACCATGACGGCAAATACCCTTCATTTAACATCAACCTCCACAGCGAAGAGGGTGCCGAGGCATTCCTGTCCATCAAAGGCTGCTCTATCAAGGAAGGTGCCAAAGGGCAATTCCTGAGCTATCCAGCCCGCAAAAAGGACGATGGCACTTGGTGGAAACATGTGTGGGGCAGCGATAAGTTCAACGCCACTATTTTGAAGAAGGCCCAGCAGGACAAGCCAGTTGCCAAGCCAAAGGCCAAGCCTGAGTTTGATGACGACCTTCCCTTCTGATGTATGGGGGTGCTGTTAAACCAGCGGGTTAGCGCCGATGTGGTTAACTTAAATAGACACTGCTTCATGTGAATTAACAGTACCCCCACCCATAAAAATGAAAACACTACTTAACGTAAATACTGGTGAACTGCTGATGGAGACAGGATCTTCATGGACTTCTTCTTCTGGAGAAGTATTTTTAAAGACCGGCAATGGTTTCATTAAACCAAACGGTGACTTTATTCAAAAGATCGGTAGAGACTTTTCCGATACAACCAACTTAGATTTTTTTACAAGGATTGATCATGACGACCTATGCTGATATTGAAATAAAAATTATCCAATGGTCTGAAAAACGCAAAATTATTCCTAACTCTACCCCCCAGGCTCAATTGTTAAAAGCATTTGAAGAAATGGGTGAGCTTGCTGCTGGAGAAGCCCGCAACCAGATGATTTTGATTGAAGACGCTGTTGGTGATGTGATGGTTTGCTTGGTGAACTATTGCGCATTGCGAGACATTAATCTTGTGTCATGTATGCAACTTGCTTACGACCAGATCAAAGACCGCAAAGGCACCATGATGCCAAATGGTTTTTTTGTAAAGGAATGATCATGACCTGCAACAACAATTGTGATCAAGGTAAAACTTGCAATTGCGTTATGAAAGACCGCAATCTATTTTGGGACGTAATGGAAAAGCTAATTTCATTGTCTGTTCTTGTTGGCATCATTGCCAGCATGTGTTTTCTATTTGGTTACATCTGGTATCGCACATGATTTGTCCCAACTGCAAAGCAAAGAAAATGCCGGTAACTCTTACCCGTGTTCAAGATGACTATGTATACCGTAGACGCATATGTACCGTATGTGATACACGCATGACTACTGTAGAAATGTATGCCAAAGGAAACCTGGACGCAGACATGCCACCACACCGACCCAACAGGACAAAAAAATGACTTGGCCTTTCCCACCATTTCCAACACCCATACCTGCCAAAGAAGCGCCGGTAAAGTTCAACCCTGATAACTTTGAGGAGTCCCCATTTTGAAACTCGTAGCAGGCAACCCAAACCTAATGAAGGTCAACAAGTCCGTGGGCCTTGGCACCTTTGCACAAACAGCCGGTGACTTAGGCCAAGTCAAAGTACGCCGGGGCTACGTGCCCACTGAGCGTGATCCTAGCCTTGTGCCAGCACCAACGTCGAGCCTCTGGAAGCGTGACTCGTATGTGCCGCAGAACCTGACGCCCATGCGCCCCGGTGCCGATGATCATTTGAAGTTTAAGAGCGTGGGGAATCGGACATGAACCAAGAAATGAAACGCATCATGGAAGCACTGATGCTGATCTACGGCAGAGACTTGCAAGCCGCCACGATTACGGTGCTACTCAAGGACGGCGACACAGCCTTTCGCTTTTTATCCTCAACCTTTCCTCAAGTGGAGACAGAGGAATGAACGAAGAATTACGGCAGTTGCGCGTTCAAAATAAACTCTTGCGTGAAGAAAAAGAACAAGCACTTCAGGACAGCGAGCAGTACCGAATGCAGATGGCAGCTATTTGCACCGCAGCTATTGGCTATTGGAAAGAGGGCGACAACATCCATCCAGACTACAACACCTTGGCCTTGCAAGATGTTGCGAAGTTGTACGCAAAATATGACAATCTTTACAAGGCGCAACAAGGAGCGGTACCATCGATCTAGAATTTACTTTGTTATTGTTTTCGAAATTACTCTGCTATTGAGCGGATTGGTCCCGGTACACGACGATAGCTGGAAGGCTTGCCGGCGCGCTCCGAGCAGTGGACTGCGTGGAACTCGCCGTGGCAAGACATACTTAAACCTGTGGAGACAGAGAAATGACGTCAACTGAAAAAGCAATCATAGACTTTTGCGGACATCACGCAGACTGGTGGCCCTCTACTACTCAAGTGCAAGAGATGTTGGCTTTGGCGCAGCCATGCTCAACGTGTGAAGAAAATAAAAGATTAAAAAAAGAAATTGCCAACCAAGACGCAATGCTGGAGCGCCAAACTGCCCGCATCGTTGACTTGCAAACACACATTGAGAACTTTGAGGGGGAACTATGACTGAGCAACGCTACCTAGCCGGGGGCCAAGAGTTCTTCTACCCCCACACTGGCGATCCACCGGCGCCTGAGAGTACGAAGCTGCTACTGCTTACCCGTGGCGGCATCTGCACCACCGGCCTATGGCACCGCGACTGGTGTCTTGGCTGGTTACCACTACCCAAACGAAACATGAAAAAGGAAGATAAGAAATGTCCAATGTGACTTATACCCGTACAAAGATTCGAAAGTTGTTGCAAGAAAGTCCAGATGGATTAACTGCACCACAGATGGCAGATTACCTGGGTGTAGCAACATCAAACATCTACGGTATTGTGCGTATGATGCCAGACACCTACATTGATCGTTGGGATAGACCAGATCGTAATCAACCGTATTCCGCTTACTGGTGTGTCGTTATTCCACCAGAAGATTGTCCACATCCAGAAGGAAAGTAAATGAATGCAAAAGTAGTAAAAAATCCAAATGGAGGATATTTTGTTATTGAGTATGGAAATTGGTTTACCAGATGGATGCTTGGCCCAACTATAGTAAAAACTTGCAATCATGCGTTGACAGATAAAAAAAACAAAGAAATTGCATTTTTATGGGCAAAGTTTTATAACAATGAAGAAAAAATAGAGGTTGAACATAATGAAACCAGAAGATAATTTTTATTATCCATCTTCATCAAAAGAAATAGATGATGATCCTCTTGCAAAATATCCAAAAGAAATGTGGATACCAGTAAAAAATCAACAAATTCAAAAAGAAACTGAATTTTTTTTTCCAAAAAAAGCAAAAGAAATTTTCCAAAAAATGGAACTTAATAAAAAATTAGCCAGCTCTATGCAAATAGGAAACACCCACTACGTTACAAAAACCATCCAACCATGGACGGCAATGGAATCATGGATGAGCGAGGAGGAGTTTGAAGGCTTTCTACGTGGGAATGTAATCAAGTACATTGCACGGTACAAAGACAAAGATGGTATAAAAGACATTCTCAAGGCCAAGCATTACCTTGAAAAGCTCTTGGAGTGTTTAGAAACAAGGAAGCAAGATGCCACTTAAGCGTGATGTACCAAACTTTGCAACCTGGAGTAACAAAAACCTTGCAGACTTTGCAACTGAGGCATATCTCAAGATGCTAGAGCAGGAAGATGATCTCCAAGAAGCAAGGCTTAAGCTGCTTGCTGTGAAGCAATTGATTGAACCGAGGAAACTCGATTAGACCAACCTTTACCAAAGGTGGCAAAAGTAGGAAGACTCTCAAGAAATTGGAGCCTTTTGTCGTTGTACTGCGCAATTAGCTCCAAAGGGCTAAAAGCGTCTACAGCAGCCAAAGTCTGTTTACCAATAGAACCATCCGCTGGGACTCCTGCGACCTCTTGCAGCCACTTTGCAGCCCTTCCTGGCCCACTGTTGATGGCAGCGTCAAACACAGCGTAGTCCAAACCAGCAGGAAGGTCATCTCCAGCTACTTTGTCCCAATATTTCCGCTTGTACAAAGGTGCTACAGAAGCAGGAGTCAATGCCCGCATATCTGCTTCAGAGACAGGATGACCAACAAACTCTTCCCAGACTGCTTTGGTACAGCCCAGGTTCGTCATACCGCCTGGGTCTTTAGGATGATTTACGAAACCCCCCTCCGATTCAAGTATATGGGCAAGAGCTTTTTCAAAATTAGATTTCATTTTCCTAGACCTTTTTGCAATGCTACTGTTTTGTCCTGACTGGACTTACTGGAACCAAAATAATATGACAACA